CTGAATCGTGACCGGTGCCACCGTCAGGCCGCCGGCCGGCTTCTGGCCGCTCTCAGCGACGATATTGACGTCCGAGTCCATGGAGAAGGTCATGATCTGCGATCCATTGAAGGGGATCGGGGTCTGTGCGCAGAGCTTCGCGATGGAGCTCTTGCCTTTTACCTTCGAGTACATTGCTGTTACAAGCGATGCCGGGAAAAGGGTCCCTTTTTCAAGCGTTGCTGCCATTATTCATTTCCTCCGTTCATCTTATGCAGCATCTCTTTGAGTGCTGCCTTTTTGCTATCTGCTCCAGATACATCCGGTTCCGGCGCGGCCATCGGCTGGTGGTTCTGCGTCTTCCAGATTCCCTTCAGGCTGTCTGCATCCTTCTGGATATCTTCTTCCGTCTCACCTCTCAGCCTTGATGCCATCTCAAAGGGGAGCCCTGAGCTAAGTGCTACTTTCGTTTTTACCGAGTCGATCTCGTAGGTGTGCACCTTCTTCTCCAGATCCGCAACCTTCTGGTCGTATCCCTTGTATTTCTCCGCGGCATCGGCACTTGCCTTCTGCGCCGCCGCCAGTCTCGTAGTGAGATCGGCGTTGGATGCCTTCAGGGTATCGTAGTCCGCGTATTTCTTTGAAGTGGCGTCCTTTTCCCGCTTCAGGCGGTCTCCGATGATCCGGTCAAGCTCTTCCTGCGTCGTAATCGGTGTAAAATCTGCCATAATTCCCTTTCGCCCTATTTACCGGTAGGTCCCCGTAAAAAAAGCACCCTTCGGGGTGCTTAGTAAACGATCATCTGTTTTGCCTTTTCTCTGGACTCCATTGCGGCCCAGTGCGCAAGCGCGACACTGTCCAGCAGCGCGATTTCCCGGCTGGCATTGATTGCCTTGTAGCCGAAGCCTCCGCTGGATCCGATCGCCCGATGCTCGCAGTTCGTTACAACCTCTGTCAGCGATGGCTGACCCTGATGGAGCAGCGTCTGGTCGAAGACGGCCTGCTCGAACTCCGCGAATGACTTTACGACATCCGGCACCTTCGGGAGGATCGGCTTTCTCATGTGGCTGTCCCGCATGAGATCGGTGAGGATCTTCTGGCCGTTCTGCCCGTCGATGACCACCCGCTCCCAGTCCGCTTTCCGCAGAAAGTCCATGATCCACCGGTTCGTGGCGCGGATCGGCCGGCAGTCGATCACCTCGACGAAGATCTTCCCCGTCGTGGTCTTGACCGCGATGCTCATGGCCACGTTCTGGTTGTTGGCGCCATACTTGATGCCGACAAACAGCTTCCCGCGGAGATTCGGCAGCTTGTCTACCTGACAGGCTTCCCACTCCGGACGGGAGATCGCGGAATTCTGGCTGTAGGAAAGCCAGAGTCCGAGACGCTGGACGTTAAAGTCCACGTCATCGCCGCCGATTTCGCTCTGTATGGTCCGCTCTCTCAGCCGAAGGCCTAAGGATGGATTTGTCTCATACCAGGCATCCTTGTCATGCGGATCCGTCTTCTCCGGGACGCTCCACTCGGACCACCCGGTGTCTTCCGCCTCTCCGGCCAGTGCACTGGCGCGGAGCTTCGGGAAAATCGTTCCAACACTGTTCACCGTCGGAGGCGTTCCGCAGAGGATGGTCTGCGGATTCGCAGATGCCGCAATGGTATACTGCAGTGCGGCCTTCTGGTCGTCCTGGTATTCCTGCGCCTCGTCGATCACGAGTAGGTCATAGGACTCGCCGAGGCCTCCCTTGCTGGTACGGGTTCGGAACTCAATCCGCCCGCCGCCTTCCTGATAGGCGTCCAGGTAGATATGCTCCTTGCCGCTTGCCCGGTAGATTCCTTTGTCCTTGCTTCCCGGATCCAGAAGCTTTGCGTCCGTCAGGATCGTCAGCAGCCGCTCCCAGGCGGCGTGCTCCGTGGATGTCCGGTGTGCCGTGTGCAGGATCCGTTCCCCATGGACCAGCCCCCACATCTCGCGGATCGCGACCACCTCGTTCTTGCCGTTCTGGCGGGGGACCGCAAAACCGTACTTCATGTGAATCCAGCTGCCGTCCGCGTTTCTTGCCAGAATGTCGTAGTCCAGAAGCTTCTGCCAGTCGTACGGCTCCCGCCCGGACTTCTCGTAGATCTCCACTGCCTCCGGCCCTGCGGTATCCCGGTATGGCAAAACAAAGCTCTGTGTCGGGGACTGACGGCCTATCCGTTCCGCCATGTACCCCTCCTATGCTTTCCTGCTGACCGGCGCTCTGATCTCTCTCATGCTTTTTTCTCCACGAAAAAAGGCGATCGTTGCTGATCGCCTTTTTCAATCATCAATCTGGTCTGCCAGATTCTGAATGCGTTTCCGATACTTTTTATCACATTCTGTGTAAAGGCCCCTGTCTCCGTCCAATCCTGGCAAAACAAGACCTCTTTTTTGGGCATCAGCAAATATTTCTTTTTTCTCTGCTATATATTCATCAAGGATCTTCAAAAACTGTTTATTGGCTTCTTCCCTAGTCATTAGGCCACCTCCTGTATCCAATCCCCCTGCTTCTAGCTTCTCTTATAATCGCGCAATGCTGATAATTTTCTTCAGTTCTCCACTCTGCAGGATAGTCATCAACAGTTTTGTCAATACTACTTATCTGGTAAGTATATTTTATATCTTTCCCACGAAGTACGTCAAGATGATAATTTTCAAATAAATACAAATCGCTACTGCTGAATGTGTATTCAGTTACATCTGCCGGATGGTTATGAGAGATGCTCGCACCGATAATAGCTTCATCTCCGAGATCTGCATTTGGATATACGTTTGCTTTATCGCCAAAGCATCGATATACCTTACCATCTCTGGTAATAACTAAAGCCTCTTCGTGGTCCAGGTCTGCTACTTCATCCTCAAAGGACTGAAGAATAGCTCGAACAGCCTCTTTGTCCTGATAATCAATTGTTGTCAAGTATATCGGCGGATCATGTTCAGGAATATCGTTATCCTCATTATTTGCTGATAGCCGAGATCGTTTATCATTCGCAATCCGGGATCTTCTGACTTCCAGTTCCTGCCGATCAATCCATTTCTTTGTATGCGCGTCCTGATAACCCTTCT